TGATTTCAGCAAGAATCTCACCAGATAAAATGTTAGCGAGTTCTGTTTCTGCATCTAAACCATGAATTGCTTTAAGGTCTTGTGCAAGTTCCATTGTGTACTCAGCTTTTAAAGCACGAGTAACAGCGGTTACTGTTGTTTTTTCTATACTGAATGCCATTTCAGCGAAAGCATTAGATGTTGTATCACCTAAAGCTTCACCTTGTGCAGTAGTCATACCTGTTGGTGATAGGTATTGACCAGCAGATGGTGAATCGTTAAGTGTAGCAGGGTTAGAACCTGTCATTGCAGATGATGTTAAATCTCCAGCAGCGTCATCATTACTGAATCCAGAATCTGCTTCATCACCGAGTGCTTCATCACCATCCATAGATGCGAATCTAGCTCTCATTGCAAAGATAAGTCCTGTAGGACCTGTCATTGGTTGTACACCACATATATCATATGCGATTAAGTTAGGCATTGAGCGTCTTACTAAAGATATTAGAATTGGGTCCCAGTTCTCAACATCTGCGCCAGTGGCGTTAGTTGGAGCTGCTTCTTGTAAAAAACTTCTATCTTCTTTAATTGCTTTTTCTTGGTTTTCAAGAATTACAGTAGTTACTGCCCTTTTATATGCATCATCAATTTTTGGTAAATCAGGATGTGCAAGGACTGGCGACCACTTCTCTTGTAGATTTTCTGTTTGAAACATTTTAGTTTTCTCCTTTAATTTCTACTATTTATATATTTACTTAGTTGCACCCTTGACAGCAGTTCCAATCGCTTTGCTGTAAGCAGCCATTGAATCTGTTAAGTCAATGTCCTGTGCAGGGCCAGTTTCTACATTATCTATATTTTCGGTTGTTTCCTTTTTAACTTTAGGGAAATAACTTTCTTTTAAAGTTTCAAGTTTACTTCTGAAATCTTCCTCGTTACCAAAGTCAACATCTTCTGTAAGTTCTTTAAACTTCTCAATTTCTGTGTCAGCTAAATCAGAAGTTGATTCTGAAATAACCTTCTCACGAGTTAGTTCGTCATTTGACTTTTTGAAGTTAATTGATTCTTCTAAAGTCTTATTAACTTTTTCTTCTAACTCAGCGATTTTGTCGGATTGTGCTTGTAACACATCATATTTTTCATCAGGGATGTCAACATAATGGTCTTCAAACAGTTGTTTTAAACCAGCAATAAAGTCTTCAGCGATTTCTCCTTTTAGACCTCTTTCAATTGCAAGTTCATTTTCCTTCATCCATTCCTCAACGACATAGTTCATATATGTGTCTACTTTTTCTGTTAGTTCAGCTTTGTTAGACTTAATACCTTCTTCTATTTCGTTTTCGTAGTTCTCTTGTAGTCTAGTAACTTCATCACGAACTTTAGATTTAACTGCTGATTCAAAAACTGTTGCAGCTTTTTTCTTAAATTCTTCTGATAAATCACCTTCACCACTCATTAAAGCGTCAACATGTTCTTGAACATCAATCTCTTTAATTCTTTGTTCAACTGCTTCTTTCTTTAATGCTTCTTTTTCTTTTTCCTCATGCGACATTTCTTTTGCCATCATCTCTTTCATTTTAGAGTACATTGACATAACCATTTCTTTGTCCATGTCTTTCATTTCTGTTTCCATGTCTTTCATGGCTTTAATCATTTCCATTTTAGACATTTCTTTTTTCATCATTTCGTCTTTCTTCATCATTTCGTCTGTTTCTTCTTTTTCAGAAATGGTTTCTTGGTCATCAGACATTTCTACTTCATCACCAGCAGCAAGAGGTTTTGCAACTTTTTTCTCGCCGTCATTTGGTGTGTCCATTGAATCTGGTTTACCTTCTTTCTTCTGAGCAGCATCACCAGATGCCTCTTTCGCTTTTTTACCAGCTTGTGTGCCAGGCCCAGATTTATCTGTAGGTGATGTTACGGCAGCGCCCATATCTTGGACTTCTCCGCCAGGTGTTACACTTGAAGCATCAGAAGCTTTTAACTGAGGTTCTGCTGGAGCAGCACCTTTCTTAGGAGCATCCGCCGCTTGTTCTTCTAACTCACTAAGCACTTCTGCCTCTAATTCTTCAATAGTTTTCTCTATTTCATTTGCCATCGGAATATCTCCTAATTGAATCTATTGTTATATTAACATTTATTTATACATTATAACATTTTCAAGAACTTTGCGAACTCCAAAGATTCCTCTAATGTTTTTTTCTTCCGAGCTCTTTGATTAATTCTTTCTTTCATTTCAACTAACTCAGCTTCCATTAACGCCCCATGATTCCATACCCATTCCTTTCCTTCCATAATACCTTCTACGAAAGCACTTGGAGCAGATGGGTCGGATACGATATCAGCGGCAGTAGCGAGATAAAAATCATCTCTCACATAACTAGCACCATCTTTCTTTTGTTCTAAACTACCCATTCCTCTTGAAGAAACACCGAGTTTAGCACCTTCATCCATAAGGGTTTTTACAATCTCACCCATAGGTGTAGCCAATATCTTTGCTTCACCTATAAAGTTTTTACCATCTGGATATAATGCAGTAATCATGTGAGAAGCTCTTTCTAGGTTGATTGTAGGACCCTCTGGGTGTCCTAACTCACCATACGCTCTGTTCTCATTAATGAATTCTTTGTTGTATCTTGCAACTTCTTTTTGAAGTATTTCTTGTGGATATACACGACCATTTTTATTTTTAATTTCAGCCTGCATAAAGATACCTTTAATTTTGTAATCTTTCTTGCCGTTTTCTTTTTCTTCTGTGATGTATTCTACATCTTGTTCCATACATTCAGATATTAATTTTACTTTATTCATAGTTTTTAACTTGAGAAGTTCTCGTCTTTTCTTAATTCTATAATAACACTACCAGAAGTACCAAAAGCACTTAACTCTAAATCACCAGATGTTGCAGTTGTGTTGGTTGCATTATTTGTAATCGCTCCAGCAGTACCATCATAATGACCTGTACCAGCAAGTTGAATCGCTATCGTATCAGATGAAGCACCTTTAAATTGTATCTGCACATGACCTGTATTGTCATCAGCAGTTCCTTGTACTAACTGCCACCATACTCTAGTGATATCTAGTTTTGCACCATTAGCATGACCATCAAGACCACTTGCATCTAATATGTTTGAGTTTTCAGTAGTATTATCATCCATATTGACTAATACTGTAACTTTACCACCAGCACCCTCAGCGTTTACGACTGTATCTTTAAGTGTTCTTGTTGCAATTGCCATGTTATTTTATTCCTTATATTGATAAGACTTCTTTTTCAAAGTAAGAAAGAAGGTCTTTTTCACGAACCTTTTTTTGCTTACTTATAGTTTTTATAGTTTTTTCAAAAGTATTTAGGAAATCAGAAGGTTTAGCATCCATTATTTTGAATATTTCGTCTACTGCACCTTTCATCTTGGGGGTAAGTTTTTTATACTCCCTAGATTTCTTATGTTCGTCTTTCTCTAAAAAAGGTCTATAGAAAGAATTAAACTTCTTCGCCATCTTCCTCAACCTTAGTTGACTTAACGAAAGTATTAGCAACTTCCCTTCTTTTTGTTTCTAATGCATCACCAACTTTTGTTGCGATTGTGTCTTTGAATGCTGTTTCAGCACCTAGATTATCACCACTTTGTAACGCATCTATTATATCTTTAGTTTCCGCCATCATCTTCTCCTTTATTTTTTACTCCATCAGAAGGCATCATATCATCTGGGGATATATATCCACCATCGCCGTCTTGTGGGTATCTTGTAATACCATCTGTGTTGTCTGGCATATCAATTCCACCATCATCAACATCCATACCTGCTTCTTTATTAATCTGGTCTTGCATTGCATCTATTTCAGAATCTGTCATATTTAGTACATTTTTCTGCACCCATTCCTTACTATAGAATGTTCCAATGTATGTTTCAATAGATTGTAACGCATTTAATCTATCTTGCATTAATTCTGCTTTCTTCAATTCAGCAAAATGACCATCTTGTAAAAAGTCATACTGAATATGTTCTTTCATATTATCCCAATCTTCTATAGTGATAATACCTTTTAGTATTAACTGAGCTTTTAACATATCAGTAAAGAGTGGTGTAAATCTTTTTCTTAGTCTTTGCACAAACTTAGTAAATTTTAATTCATCTCTGGTAATCTCTGTAGAACGACCTAAACTAAAACCACTTTCAGCCTCCATTCTAGAAATAGGAACATTCAATGAACGATACAATTTAGTTTGGAAATATTTTATATCTTCTATCTCACCTAAGTTTGCACCGCCAGGTAGTGTGGTAATCTCTGTTCCACGACCACCCTCTCTACGAGGTAACCAGAAGTCTTCTAACATTGACATATGATTTCTGTCATCTCTTATCTCACCAGTAGAAGCATCATAAACTAATTTGTTACGATAACGATTCATAACATCTTTTAGATATTGTTCTGCTTTTACTTTAGGTAAATTACCTACATCAATATAAAAT